GAGCCATAGAGCTGAATAGTGTCGGTGACCTGATGTAAGTAATTTATTGAAGTTTTTTGTTCTGTATAACTAGGGGAAACCCTAATATGTATCTTTTTTGCAACATTAGGGTGGGGCTGACTCCTCACGGAAGGATGCGATGGTCGGGGGAAACCAAGCCAGCCCCATGAATATTATAGACCAGACTTGAGTTGATAGAAACGCAAAAGATGAAAAAAGCATTTAAGGCCTTTTTGTAGCTCTGCTTCTTCAATCTCACATAGTTTTACTTCATTTGTCAAACCGTTGACAAACATAATGGCGCAACGAGCATCTGGCAAACCTAGCAATTCACGGTAGGCAGCGATCTGCATGATATGATCCTCGTATGGAACGACCTTTTCCAAGGGGATTTCTTTAGTCTTAAAATCGCAAACCACGCCAGGTATGCCTTTAACCTTATCGCCTTTAGCGTGTAAATCCACTTTCCCAGCAAATCCTAGCTCATGACTAGCTGACTTCTCAGGAATCCACAGGCGATTGCCAAAAGTGGCTTTTAAGGCGTTTTCTGCGTTACGGCAATAGTCGGGCACAGATTCAAGCAAAATGCCATCAAAGAACAATTCCAGAACTCCATGAATCAATGTGCCTCGATCTGCTGCTTCTCTGCCTTGGGCCTTAGAATCGCTTAAAACACGACTAAGCCAAGCAGATTCTTCTTCATCCTCTAAGCGAGGTAATGTAAGTGCAGCGAGTATGGCCTGTTCTTGTTTCCATCGGTCAAGTCCTGGTTTAGCTGCGACTCCCAAGATGGTTGTAACGGAGGGCAATAAACCGAGTTTTTTAGCATCTCGTAAGGTTGTGTTCCTTTGTTTGCCGTTTGCGCCAATGATTTCGTAGGCTGGATTGCCATCCTTGTCATACCAGTGACCTTGTTCACTACTGTTGTCCTTTATTAGCATTTTTTCTTCCCCTTTTTGGTTTTACTTCATCCGTGTTTATATCGTATACAACTTCTACTACAGGCGCATCAGGAATAACTGTAGCCTCATACTCTGCTGGTATTTCTTGACCGCACCAATCTTTTGGCAATTTATTCACTACGACAGGATTGAGCTTGCAAGCTCCCATCATATCGTTTTGGTTAAATACAAAAAACTTACAGGCTTTACAGGTCATTAGATGCCTTTAGCGTAATTAATGATTGTTGTCGTATCTTGTTCAGATACGCATAAATCCGCAGCAACGTGCAGAACCGCTTTAATGACTGCTGCTAAATCTTCTGGTGAAAAGCTGATGAGTTGTTGTTCTTCATCAACTCCAACTCCATGCCACACTTTTTCTGTGTATTTAGTATCAATAATGTCTTTAATTTGGTTCTGCATAATAGCTCCTAAAATGGTACAGAATCGTCTATAAATGGATCAGACTTTGGTAATTCATCTGAACCAGCAGCTTTAAAACCTAAAGGAATTTTTTCTTTACCAATTGAAATACTGAAAAATTTACCCTTTTTACCCTCTTTAACCCAACCCGAAAGCCAATGTTCTTTACCATTAACCATAATTGTGCCCGAATAATCAGGATGGTTATCAGTCGTTTTACGGTCATTCTTAAATAAACTCCCTGATCCTTCTTTTGGTGTATATGCCATTTCTTGTCCTTTATAAAATATCTTTGGCGATTGACTTCATTGATGTGCTTGATTTGCTTTGAACTGGATTAGATGCAGCATTGCCATCATCATCAGCTTGTACGACACCTATAAACGCAGCCAAAGCATATCTACGCATATAGGTAAGTGCAGAACCAGCGCCTTGTGGATCAGCTTTAGCTACTGGTACTGACATTTCTTGCTCAATCCATTCACCACTTGCATGGCAAAGGCGTGTTATGAGCCACATACGGCCTTCGAAGTAATTGCCAGGCATCTGTATAACACTAAGACCGTTTCGAGCCAGTAGACTGCGACAAGCATCCCAAACAGACTCCAAATCAGCATACTTAGATTTGAAAAACGGATTTGCAGAATCTTTTTTAGCATGAGTTAGTTCCCCTTGAACGATTGATAGAGCTTTAGCTAAGTTGGCTATAGATTCAGATTGAGGCATTTTTACCTCCAAAGATTGTGCCAAAGTCATTAATGACATCACGCAATACTTGATTTACTTGGCTGTTGCGTGGTTTGCCACAAGCTTGACGAATGCAGTCGACTTGCTCTTGGCTAAGTTCACCGCCAAATTCCATGTCATCAAGTGCTGACTCTAAAAATTCTTCATGTTCTAACATCAGTTGGTGTAATTCACCCATTTCGTTCCCCCGAAAATACATAGCGAAATTGCTATAAGATTGATTGTAAGCATAATTACATAGGTGTCAACAAGTATTTGCAAATTAGCAACATACAATGTAAGATTATTTACATGAAGCTAAAACTAACAGATTCAGCAATCATTGATTTGTTGGGGGGAACTACAAAAGTGGCTAAATTAGCTGATGTAACCCCAAACGCAGTATCAATGTGGCGAAAAAACAACATTCCAGCAGATAAGTTTTTATTCCTAGCAGCAACGCTAGAGCGTGATTCACATGGTTTAATTACACGAAAAGACATATTTCCTAATTCTTGGCATATCATTTGGCCTGAGTTAGAAAAAAAGTAGTAAACTCACTTTCCTATTTCGAGGCTCTAACGACATACCAGGGAATAGGATTAAAAGCGCTACTGGGGGTAATGGTTGAAACAGCGCAATATAGGTGGCGAAGATAGTGCCTATACCATGCAAGACTGTCGGGTTATGCGATTCCGTACTGGGTGGCGTATGAAGGCAAATCTAGGTAGGCTAGGTTTGCTTAAACCGTTTGGGATAGCTTTTAAAGGCTATAAGTTATAAGTAACTACAGTATTAATTAAAACTAAGGGGGAACTTATGTTTGATGAATTTTGGATGATGTATCCAAGAAAAGTAGCAAAAGCAGCAGCAAAAAAAGTTTGGGCAAGATTAACAGAAGAACAACAACTACAAGCTGCTAAAGCAATTGCAAACCATTGTCAATATTGGAAAGCTAAAGAAACTGCATTAGAATTTATACCTCATGCAGCTACTTGGCTTAATCAAGAACGCTGGGAAGATGAATTGGTCATAGAACCCAAGAAAGAAAAGATTGATAAAAGATGGATGTTTAGCAATGATGGAATTGTTGCAAAAGCAAAAGAGCTTGGTATCTTGGGTAATGGTTACGATACATACGAAACTCTTAAAAAGAAATGTATGAGCAAGTTAAACATGAGTGTGCAGTAAGACAGTTGTGCAAATGGCGGCACGAATGGGGATTGCAAAAGTTTAGGTTGTATATAAGTAAATATGAATTAGACGAAAAATTATTGCAAGATTTTTATACAGCTTGGAAAGCTGGAAACAAAGGGGAAAAAGGATGCTTGAGAGGATTATTGTCGCAGCAACAGGGCTTGGATATTTAATTGTTGGCCTTACGCAATTTATTAAAGGTTCGCCAAGCAATACTTTTATTTGGCTTGGTTATGCTGCCGCACAAATTGGTTTATGGATGAATCTTAAATGAGGGCTATATGAATGAGTTGGCTCTTTTCGCAGGCGCTGGTGGAGGAATACTTGGGGGATATTTGCTTGGATGGCGAACAGTCTGTGCCGTTGAATGGGAAGCATATCCAGCAAGCGTATTGTGCGCCAGACAAAATGATGGACTTCTCCCGACTTTCCCAATTTGGGATGACGTTCAAACCTTTGATGGAAAACCTTGGGCAGGAATTGTTGACGTTGTATCTGGGGGATTTCCATGTCAAGACATCAGCGCAGCAGGAAAAGGCGATGGACTTGATGGACAACGATCAGGAATGTGGAAAGAGATGGCAAGGATTATTGGCGAGGTACGACCAAAATACACATTCATTGAGAACAGTCCAATGCTCACTTTTAGAGGACTTGAACGAGTCCTTGCAGACCTGGCCTCGTTGGGGTTCAATGCGGAATGGGGAGTGCTTTCAGCAGCCGATGTTGGAGCAAATCATAGAAGGGACAGAATATGGATTGTTGGAAAAAGTACCGAACAATCTAGATTTCTTTCACACGCCATGCACAACAGGAATAGATGGGGGCAGCAACAGTCGGAAAGCATTGAAAAAAAGAGTATTTCCAACACCCAATGCGGAAGATTGGAAAAACAGGGGAAACATGAGCAATCCATCAATACAAAGAAGATTAGAAATTGGCAAACAAATTACCCTCAGTATGGTAGTTCACCCGACTTCTGGAAATTTGAACCCAGCGTGGGTAGAGTGGTTGATGGGTTGGCCGATAGGGTGGACAGACTTAAAGCCCTTGGAAATGGACAAGTGCCACTTTGTGCAGCAACAGCATGGAGATTGTTAAATGAAAGAATATAACCCTAATGATGCGATTGAATTTATCTATCAAAAAGCTCCTGAGTATGCGAAGGCTAGGGGTCAATTGGCGGAACTCGAAGCCTTTAAGCATAGTCTTAAAGCAATCAAGATGGCGCAAGCGGATGGGGCATCCATTGCCGCTAAAGAAATGGAAGCATACCGTAGCCCTGAATACCAAGAGTTATGTAAGGCTATAGGAATAGCTACAGAGCAAGCAGAAACATTAAAATGGCAGATTAGAAGTGCAGAAATGCGTTGGGAAACCTGGCGCACAGAACAAGCTAACAACAGACAAATAGAAAGAGTTACTAGATGAACGATTACGCAGACCACATACTTAAACTTAACAGACTTACTAAATCGTTCTTACATTCCATTCTTAAAAATCGTAATACTGAAGCCTATTTAATTGCTTGTGAAATAACAGAAACAGCACAAGAATTAGAAACATGGGCTAGTAAAAATAGTGTCCACTAAAAGTGAAAAGAAGCGTCTTAACAAGATTGCAGAACTCGGATGTATTCTATGCTCCGAAGTCTATGGGTTTGAAGGCACTCCGGCAGAACTCCATCATGTTAGGAGGTATGGAAATGTTCGGTCTGCATCCCCTGTGCTTGCATTATGCCCAGAACACCATAGGAACGGAAATGATAGTATTCACAGAATGGGTGTCAACGCTTGGGAAGATAAACACGGAATTACCTGTTCGCAGTTATTGGAGCGACAAGACAAAAGACTTGGAAAAGGAATTAGTGAATGACAACATTTACTATGGCAGACCGACTAGAAGCTGAAGCTATAGCTCTAAAGGATCAAATCCCAATTCAGACGAAATTCGGTGCGCTCTACTACGAAATTCCTTATCGTGGTGAGTCCACTTGTTCGTCTTGTGGCGTGACATGTGGATACATTCATGGCACAAAACACGAATTACCGTGTCCAAATGCCCACAACGAGCTGCCGAAATAGTAACTGTATGTTCGTAATCTTCACCAGTATCGTATAAGTAACTACCCATAACTGCTGGATCTTTATCCACGATAAATTGTATTTCTTCTGGCAAAGGCATATTCCAGCGATCAAATGGCTTCATGCAATAGATTGCACAATACAAGTTACGAACGATAGCTGGTGTTAGTTTCATGCCATCATGCCTTCATACTGCATGAATTTTGCCTCTAAACTCTACCTCATCTTCGCCCCATACTCTAATCATTTCAGGCTGTAATAGCTTACTACGCTCAAATGACAGCATTACAAAGCCACTATTCCAATCTTTAGGGGTGTCCTCTGTATAAGCAAATTGCTGAGCATTTGGGTCACATAATGTGCCTGTTTGAACACCCCAGCGAACACCGTTGTAATCGTTAAATGGCATAACTGATAAATGATGTGTATGCCCTGTAATCATATTTACGCCAGCATTTAAAGTATTTGCACGACCAGCACCAAAACCACCTTTCCAACGATGCTTAATGCAAGTATCCTCATTTACCCAAAATGACCAACATGGCAACCATGCAGGAAAATATTCTTTTAAAGTAGTGCCTGGTATTCCCTCAAAAGCTGGCAAATTTTCAACAATTTTAGATTCTAATCTAGCGTCATGATTTCCAAGCGGAAAATATAATTTAGCTCCTTTGGCAACTGCTTCAATTTCGCCCAAATAATATTGACAGGCTTCTAATTCTTCTTTTACCGTAGGTAATTTTGACCAATCCATGCGTGGAAAACGACTAATAGAAGCCCCATCAAGAGCATCGCCATTACAAACAATAGCAGTAGGCTTGAACTCTTTAATCATTTCCAAAAGGGCTTTAAATGCAGTTGTAGTGTGGTCAGGCCAAAAATGAGCGTCAGAAAATACAATAACTCGCCCTTTTTCAATATCCATTCCCCTACGAGTATTGCCTACAGTTTGTTCTGTTTTTTTAAAATCGTTAATTCTGTTGTCATTAAAACTAGGTAATTTAATTTGAAGTCTAGTTTCAATAGAGCGTCTGCGGTTATAAACAGCTCGCTCTGACATTGCATGGATTTTGGCAAAAGAAAGTGGCGATCCTATCTTTTTCCATTCTTCAATGAACTGCTCGTCTGTTAAATAATAACCAGCCATGTAAGCCTCTTTTAATGTAAAGTAAGCATATCTTAACTAAGTATTATAAATAATCAATGACTTATGCGAAAAGAGTTGACTCTAATCATGCACTTATTGTTAAAACGCTGCGTGATCTTGGTTGTTCTGTGTTTGATACGTCTAGGGTTGCTGGGGGCTTTCCCGACCTCGTGGTTGGCATACATTCAAAAACGGCTTTGGTCGAAATAAAACGAGATGCAAAAGCAAAATTTACAGATGCTCAACAAAAATTTATGGCCTCTTGGAAAGGTGGCCCAGTATGTCGAATACACGATATTGAGGGTGCAATAAATCTAGTAAAAACACTTGAAAAGTCGTAAAATAGTATTATTATTCGTAGTGTATTAACCCCATCTTAAAGGAAAAATCATGGGCAAAATGGATTCAATGAAGGGTACTAAAGGCGCAACTGGTGAGAAATTACCTAAAGGCGCTACTGCTTCTGATATGTCTGGCGAGCGCAAACAAAAGCTAGTTGGTGGCGTTGCTATGGGCAAAATGGATGCAATGGGTTCACGCCCTTTATCTCACGCTGGTAACTTTGAAGGCAAGTTAGGCGAATTGAACGATGGCAATATGGGTGAGCGTGAAGTTTATTCACATGTCCGTACTGCACACGCACAAGACGGCTGCTAATAAAACTACAGCCCATAGTCCTCGGTAAAGGGCTACAGGCTGTATAACCACAACAATAGGGTAATATTGAGATGGCTGATGAAATTGTAACTTTTAAACCTCTGGGGGACAAGATAATAGTCCGCCCAGATGTTCGTGTTTTAAGTTCTGTAATTCTTGTAAACAATAAAGAAGCAGAGAATATGGGAACAGTAGTCGCAGTAGGGCCTGGCAAGAGATTGTCAACCACAAGACGAGAAGCAATGCCTGTTGAAGTAGGTCAACGGGTGCGTTTTGGCACTATGAATGACGATCCCAAAGAGGAATATTTGAAATTCACACCTATTAACCATAATGGTGAAAAGTGTCTTTTAATGAGCTGGCAAGACGTTTGCTGGGTAGATGGGGAATAATATGATTAAATGGATTAAGCGCTTATTTGCAAAAGAAAAGCCTAAAGCAGAATTACCTTGGCCTTTTCCAGCCCCAAAACAATTTGTTGTAAATAAGCAACAACTTAAAGATGTTGTAAAAAAACCACAACTTAAGAAAGCAACCACCCGAAAGGAAAAAACCGTGGCTACTAAACCTGGCTTATATGCCAATATTCATGCTAAACAAGAACGCATTAAGAAAGAAAAGGCAGAAGGCAAGCCTGTAGAGAAGATGCGTAAACCTGGCACTAAAGGTGCTCCTACAGCTAAAGCATTTAAAGAATCTGCTAAGACTGCGAAGAAATAATGGCTACAAAGCACGATAAATCTATTGCCCATAAGACTACTGGTAAGGGTAAGACATACAACCCTACGGAAAAAGGCGCTGGTATGACTGCCAAAGGTCGTGCTGAATACAATGCCAAGAACAAAAGTCATTTAAAAGCCCCTGCCCCAAATCCTAAGACAGAAAAAGATAAAGGTCGTAAAGCATCTTTTTGTGCAAGGATGGAAGGCGTTGTTAAAAAAGCCAAAGGCCCAGCAGAACGAGCCAAGGCATCACTAAAGAACTGGAACTGCTAATGCCACTAAAGAAATCCACAAGCGCCAAAGCGTTTAAAGAAAACATCAAGACTGAAGTAAAAGCTGGTAAGCCAGTAAAGCAAGCTGTTGCGATTAGCTACGCAGTTAAGAATGAAGCAGCCAAGAAAGGTAAAAAGAAATGATTAATCTATATTTAGAAATTGCTGAAGTAGAAGCAGCGTTAAAGCACATTAGTCAGCAAGCTTATGCAGATGTAGCAGGATTGATCGCAAAGATTCATGGGCAAGCAGCACCACAAGTAGCTCAAATCCAAGCATCTAATCCTCCTACAGAACAGAAAGATGAAGCTCCTAAAGAGCCTGATATTTCACTATCGTAAGTGTTGTAAAAAAACAACAAAATCAAAAAGATGGAAGAAAAGTCAATTAATCGTGTAGGCGCTCCTTTAGGGAACGACAATCATCGTAAAGGTAAACCCTTTCAGGATGCGCTTAGACGAGCTATTGCACAGAACCCACAGAAATTACGCAACGCTGCTGACAAGGTGCTTGATCTGGCTGAAGCTGGTGAAGCATGGGCAGTTAAAGAGATAGCTGATCGTTTAGATGGTAAATCACATCAATCTACAAGCTTAGAAGATGCTGATGGTAATTCCATCATTAATGCTATTGAAGTCAGGTTTGTAAAGCCAAGTGAGTGAAATCACATCAGAGATTCGGGAATCGTTATCTGCCGTTGAATTCCCACATAAGCTTGCATTTTTGTTTGATTCAATGCGCTATAAGGTGCTTTATGGTGGTCGTGGAGGCGCTAAATCTTGGGGTGTCGCTAGGGCATTACTTGTGCTTGGTGTTAAAAAACCTACTAGGGTTCTCTGCGCCCGTGAGTTTCAAAACTCGATAGGCCAATCTGTTCATAAACTATTAGCAGATCAAATCGTAGAATTAAAGTTAGAAAGTTTTTATGAAGTTACTCAAACATCCATCCGAGGGAAGAATGGAACGGAGTTTGCGTTCGTTGGGCTTAAGAACAATACGGCAAACATCAAATCATACGAAGGGGTCGACATTTGTTGGACAGAGGAAAGTGCCTCAATCAGCCGTAATTCATGGAACATTCTCATACCTACGATCCGAAAAGAAGGCTCTGAAATTTGGGTCACATTTAACCCAGAACTCGAAAGCGATGAAACGTATCAGAGGTTTGTGGTTAATCCGCCTCAAAACTGCAAGACTGTCAAAGTTAATTGGTCAGACAATCCCTGGTTTCCTGATACGCTCAAATTAGAAAAAGATGCCCTATTTAGCAGGGATAGGGATGCTTACAATACAGTTTGGGAAGGTTTATGCCGCCAAACAGTAGATGGTGCTATATTTGCTAAAGAGATGAATCTAGCAGAACTAGATGGAAGGATAACTAATGTACCCTACGATCCAATTAAGCCTGTTCACGCTGTATTTGATTTGGGCTGGGCAGATGCTACTGCTATTTGGTTTGTTCAGTTTATTGGCATGGAAACAAGACTAATACGGTATTACGAGAACACCCAGCAGACAATAGCCCACTATCTTGCTAAAATACAAGAATATGGATACGTTATCGACACTCTTTGGTTGCCTCATGATGCAGGGAATAAAACATTATCTTCTAATGGCAGAAGTATCGAAGAAATTGTTAGAGCTGCGGGATATAACACTAGAGTCATTGAACGTACGCCAATAGTAGATTCAATCAATGCTGCTAGGATGATCTTTAATAAGTGCTGGTTTGATCGCAATAACTGTTACGATGGCTTGCAATGCCTGCGCCATTATCGTTATGACGTAGATCCTGACACCAAGCAATTTAGTCAAAAGCCCTTGCACAACAATTACAGCCACGGAGCGGATGCTTTTAGATACATCGGGCTAATGGTCAATGAGCCTAGAAAAGCGCCAAAACAGAAAGCTAATTATCAACTGCCAGCAAGCTGGATGGGCTAAAATGTGTAGTAAAAACACAACAAATGTCTTAAAATCGGGCAAAGATTAAGGGATTGTATGGCTAGAGAAATTGTTACCTCAGAAAACCGTGAAGATTACATCAATAAAAAGATGAATCCAAATGCTGATAAAGAGCCAAAAGATGTAAAACATATATCTGAAAAATATAAAGAGCATGGCGTTATTTCAGATGTTTATAGCGGAAAAAATGCTATTGAATTAAGCCGTATTGTTGTTCCAAAAGAAAAAAGAGGCGAAGGGATTGGTTCTCAATTTATGTCTGATTTAACTGCTCATGCAGATAAACATGGAAAGCGCATAGATTTAAGCCCATCTAAAGATTTTGGCGCATCTTCTGTAGATAGATTAAAGGCTTTTTACAAAAAACATGGATTTGTTGAAAACAAAGGCAAACATAAAGACTTTTCAATTAGTCATTCAATGTATCGCCACCCAGTTAAGTCAGACAAGGAATAAGCATGGCATACGATAGCGTTGCAGACTCACAATCCGATGGAAGAATCCAAGAAGCTAAAGATTTTTTAAGACTTTGTAACGATTCAGACAGCAATAATCGTGCTGAAGCCTTAGATGATGTGAGATTTGCAGCAGGCGATCAATGGCCTGTAGATGTGCAAAATAGCCGTGTTTTAGAAGCTAGACCTTGCCTGACCATCAATAAAGTTGATGCGTATATTCGTCAAATCTGTAATCAGCAACGTCAACAGCGCCCACGCATTAAAGTGCATGGCATGAACAATGAGGCTGATGAGAAGGTCGCAGAGATCATTACAGGCATTACTAGACACATTGAGAATCAATCCGATGCTGACCAAGCTTACGATCACGCATTTGAATATGCAGTCAAGATGGGCTGGGGTTACTGGCGCATTACTACAGATTATGTAAGGGATGACAGCTTTGACCAAGAAATCTACATTAAACGTATTGAAAACCCCTTTACCGTTTATTTTGATCCTAATAGCGTTGAACCAGATGGATCAGATGCCGAGAGAGTGCTCATTACAACGGTTATTTCTAAAGACGTATTTAGGAAAATGTACCCCGATGCAGAGTATGACCAAGGGTTTTCCAGCAGAGGAACAGGCGATACGGAAAGCGAATGGGTCACTAAGGAAGATATACGCATAGCTGAGTATTTCTATACAGAACGCTACAAAGATATGCTTTTAGAGCTATCTGATGGCACTACAGGCTATTCCACAGAGATTCCTAAGAAAGACGTATTAGAAGCTGCTGGCATTACTGTTATTTCTAAACGTGATGTATGGCGCAAAAAGATTAAGTATTGCAAGCTAACTGCTATGCAAATCCTTGAAGAAGGCGAATGGGCTGGTAAATTCATCCCTATTGTGCCTACTTATGGTCAAGAAGTACGAGTTGACGATAAGCACAAGAAATTTGGTCTAGTACGCATGGCAAAAGATCCACAGCGTATGTATAACTATTGGTCAACAGCATTGACTGAAACTGTAGCATTAGCTCCTAAAGCTAAGTGGCTATTGGCAGAAGGCCAAGATGAAGGGCATGAGAACGAATGGGCAATGGCTAACATTAAAGCTATGCCTATTTTGCGTTATAAGCAGACTGATTCTGAAGGCAGAATTGCACAAATGCCACAAAGAATACAGCCAGAGCCACCTCCAGCAGGCGTAATGTCAGCATTACAAGGCATGAACCAAGATTTACAAGCAGTTGTAGGTATCTTTGATCCTAGCCAACTGCCACAAGGCATGATGTCAGGCAAAGCCTTACAAGGTCAGCAGCAACAAACTGATATGACTAACTTCCACTACTACGACAATTTGACTCGTAGTATTCGTCACACAGGGCGCATTATTCTTGATCTGATCCCTAAGATTTATGACCGTGAGCGTGTCATGCGGATTATTGGCGATGATGGCAAACCTGAGATGATTACCATCAATCAGCAAGGTCAAGACGAAGAAGGCGTGTCTAAGGTATTAAATGACGTAACTGTAGGCGAATATGACGTTGTGATGGATACAGGCCCTGGTTACAACTCTAAGCGTCAAGAAGCAGCAGATTCTATGGCAACTATCTTGGCTGCTGATCCTGCATTGATGCAACAGATTGGTGACTTATGGTTTAGAAACCAAGACTTCCCTGGCGCTGATGTTATTGCTGATCGCCTTGCTGCACTTAATCCTATGGCGCAAATTGACGAAAAATCACCTGTGCCACCACAAGTTCAAATGCAACTGGCTAATGCTCAGAAACAAATCCAGCAACTCCAGCAACAAATCCAAGCTGAAGAAATGGATAAGAAATACCGTGCAACTGTCCAGCAACAGGTACAAGAAGCTGAAACAGAGCGTGAGAAGATGCGCCTGCAAGTTAAACGTGAAGATACGCAAATGCGTACGGATACGACAGCGCACGACACCATTATTAAGACTGAAACTCAGAAAGAAATTGAGCAGATGAAAGCTCAATTAGCTTTGGTTTTAGCAAAAATGAACCTTAGAGAAAGCAAATTGGCTGAAGAAGAAGCTATAGAAAGAGGAATATAATGGCTAGAGAAATTGTAACTTCTGCAAATAAAGCAGAACATGATAAAAAAAAGATGGGTATTAAAAATAAAAAACCTAATTTAATACCAATTTATCATGGCACTTCACACGAAGCAGCCAAAAAAATAGAAAAACACGGCTTTGATACAAGTCATAGTGCAGATAATTCAATTTGGTTTACAACTAATCCTAAAATTGGTGAAGTTGCTGCAACAGGTAAAGGCGCAGTAATAAAAAGATATATTGATGAAGATAAAATGAAAATGGGTGGGCATGAAGAAGCCGATAAATATTTTACAGATGAATTAATAGATAAGGGTTATCACGGATTAAAGTTTTCTGTAGATAAAGATGGAACAAAACATTACAGAATATGGAATCCTGAACTTTTACACAAAGATTAATTGTTGTAAAAAAGCAACATTAATGATATAAACGAATTTGTATGACCTACCAATGGGTTCATTGGGTTAATTCTTGAGGAATACTCATGTCAGAAGAAGTTGTAAGAACAGCATCAAACGTAGTCACATCCGATAATTTAGCTGATTTCCATGCTGAAAAACTTGGTTTAGCCAGCGAAGAAGCCCCTGTTGCGGCTGAAGCAGTCGAGGAAACTCCTGAGTCAGAGCCATCAGTCGAGGCCCAAGCCGAGAATTTACCAGAAGCAGAAGAAGAAGCGAAAGCAACAGAAGATCGCAAATCTAATCCCAAGATTGAAAAGCGTTTTCGAGAGCTTACTAATCGTGCCAAACAAGCTGAAGCAGATAAGCAAGCATTAGAAAGTCGTTTGCAAGAGCTTGAAGCCAAAAATGCACCCCAACAGCAGTATCAAGAGCCTGACGTATTGGGTGAAAAACCTCAAGCTAGTCAGTTTCAAGATGCTTTTGAATATGCAGAAGCATTAGCTGAATGGAGCGCAGAAAAGGCTTTAGTTGAGCGAGATAAGCAAGAAGCAGAACGCAGGGCAAACGAAGAACGTGCAAAACTTAATCAAGCATGGACTGAACGTGTCAATAAAGCTAAAACTGAAATGCCTGATTTTGAAGAAATGGTAGCTTCTAGCACCGTAGTAGTAGGCGATGCTGTAAGGGATGCTATTTTAGAGTCTGATGTAGGCCCTCAAATCCTATATCACTTAGCTTCAGATGATGATATTGCTCAAAAGATCGCAGCAATGCCCCCGATCAAAGCTCTTAGAGAAATTGGTAAGTTAGAAGCGAGGTTCGAGGCGAAGGATGCGCCAAAAGTAGAACCCAAGCAGGAAGTTGTTGCTAGAAGTAAAGCACCAGCGCCTATTAAGCCTCTTACAGCAGGCAAAGGTACAGCAGATGTTCTCATTGATGGCAATGGAGCATTTCACGGTACTTATGCACAATGGAAAGCTGCAAGACAAGCGAAACGTATACGCTGATAACCCATTTAAATACATAAAGGAAATAAATCATGGCAAATAATTTGCTAACCATTTCCAAGATCACTAACGAAGCGTTGATGGTCTTAGAAAACGAATTAACATTCACATCTGAAGTAGATCGTAACTATGATGACCAATTCGCTGTAGTTGGCGGTAAGATTGGTAACACAGTAAACGTACGTAAACCTGGTCGTTTCATTGGTACAACTGGCCCAGCTCTAAACGTAGAAGATTTCAACGAAACTTCAGTACCTGTAACATTGTCAACACAGTTCCACGTTGACACACAGTTCACAACACAAGATTTGGCATTGTCTTTA